TGTAATAAAACAACTTATGCTGTTACTAGACCTATCAATACCCATCAATCTAGCCTTCCATTAAATGCAAATGGAGTTAATGGTTATGGTTATCAATATGATACTTATGACGAAGGTCAAGATGTATATGGAATGAGTTATGGTCATAGTAAACATTATAATAATGAATATAAAGAATATGTTGATTTAGATTCTGTTCCTGAAGTTATCATGGATAGAGCTTTAAAGATATTAAATTCATTATTAGATGAATGTTATGATTTATCAGCTGAGAGAATTGAGAGTAAACAAGCTCTTGACATATGGAGAAAGAAAATCCAAAGTGTTGAAAAGCTTGTGAAACCTCATGGACTTGGTATTCGTGAATATAAAACAAGTAAAGCATTAAGTCATGCGTTGTATACGTTATGGCCTGATGATTTCTTTTACGAATTGAAGAAGGAGACTTCTCTTGTCTGATATTAATCTTAGAAGCAGTGGAATAACTGACGATTTGAAAGATTATCGATATCATATATTGGGTTGCGGGGCTATAGGTAGTTCCGCAGCTTTTCAATTAATAAGGATGGGTGCGTCCTCATTGACCTTATATGATATGGATAAAGTTGAAGTTCAAAACGTTGGAGTGTCAAGGTATATCTTGTCAGATATTAATAAACGAAAAGTAGATGCTCTCTCTGAGCATTTAATGTCAATTAATGATACTGCAGATATAACTAGAGTGCGGGGAAAGTTCAAGACTTTCAGAACCACTTTAGATGATAAAGATATCGTAATATTAGGATTCGATAACATGCGAAGCAGGTTGAAAGCTGCTAAAGAATGTTTTGAACGTAATAGTAAACCTTATCTTTTAATAGATGGAAGGATGGGAGCAGAGCAGTACCAGCAATATACTCTGTTAAACCCATCATTAGAAGCCTATAAAGCTACTTGGTACAGTGATGCAGAAGGTGAATCAACACCATGTAACGCAAAAGCTACAAGCTATTGCTCAGACATGGCAGGTGCGTTTATTACAAATGCAGTAAGAAAAGTTTTGACGGACAATCCAGTTCCTCAAGAGTTTTATTTTGATTTTCCATCTTTTGTTCTTGCAAGAGTAGTTAATTAGGGTTAAATTACTAACTCTGGAGTAGCCCTATATGGGCTGCTCTAAGGGTATTAGTTCAATTTTAATAAGGATATTGTATGTCAAGTAATGATAATGAAATCTGGTTAGCGATAGAAACAATATCTAATAGAGTAAGTGAATTAACTGCTCTAGTAGGTATTATCTTAGATGCCCCAGTATTAACGAAAGTAACCAACGTGGAGGAAGTATATGCCGCTGACGAAAGTAAAGAGGAAGCCAAAGAGCTTGAATCCTAAAATAACACTTCTATATGGAGCCCCTAAAGTAGGTAAATCTACAGTATTAAGTCAATTAGATAGTTGCTTAATATTAGATACTGAAAATGGCTCTGATATGTTAGGAGGTTATATAGACAATATTAACAGTAGAGAAGAACTCTTAGAGTTTTATAAACTCGCAAAAGAGGGGCATGAGTATAAGTATTTTGCACTTGATACTGTCGATAAGCTTGTTGAATGGATAGAGAAGTCCATATTAAAAGAATACCAAATAGAATCAATTAATGATTTACCTTATGGCAAAGGATTTGGTTTAGTAAGAAGCAAGGTACTTAATCATATAAAGAAGTTGTCTTCTTTAGTACCTCATCTTATCATCGTAGGACACCGTAAAACTGCAGTAGCTATTGATAATAGTACCGCTATTGAACCGGAATCCCTTGATATTTCAGGTAAGTTAAAAAATATGATTATGGCTGCATGTGATGCAATAGGTTACGTCTTTAGAGATGAAGAAGAAACTTTAATGGTATCGTTTAAGTCAGGGCTTGCCCTAGAGGCAGGCAGTAGATGCGCTCACTTAAGAGGCGAAATATTCCCTTTTAATTGGGATTTAATATACAAGAAAGAAAAAGAGAAAGCGAGTAAAAAGTAATGGCTATATTTAAACCAGAGATGAAAAGTTCAGGTGGCGGTAATAAATTTATGGGTGTATGTGAAATGGGAATATCTAGTTTTGTAGATAAATCCGCTGAGTTTGATTGGTGTGACTTACTGTTAGAAGCAGAAGTTCATCTTAAAGATTCAGAATACCCTAAACGGTTAGCTATTAAAGGTGATTATGAAAAAGATGCAGAAGGTAATATCAATGGTGGCTATGTTTTAAATCGAATGTATCGATTCTTTGAAGCCATTGGGTGTACTGCAGGAATTAATCTTAAGGGAGAATTTGAAACCTCTGAAGGAGATGTAATCCCAGATATTGCTCAATATCTAAATGATAATCATACAAGCTCAGGTATCCCTGGAACTACTCCAGAATTAACCCATGTAGGGTATGTATATAAACGTCAAAATACTAAAACTAAAAAAGTATATACTGAAGTTTATACACGTTTATACCCTAATACTGAAAAGGGTAAAACTGAGTTAGAAGAATACATTAAATGGATGAAAACCAACAATTATCTCAAAGAGTATACTGAAGTTGGTGGTGACAAAGATGGTGACGGAGTAACTGTAACAGCTGAAGCTGACAGTAACTTTTGAACTACGTTGAAATTGCTATTAAGACCCCGTCTAGTCGCGGGGTTTTAATTCCTAAAGCAAATATTAAAACGTTTATCAAAACTGATGAGCCTCTATATCGTTCTATGTATACCTATGATGATGAAGCTAAGAACTTCGTTGACGACAAGGGGAGTATAAAGGATTATTATGGCACCAGAAGTATTGACAATGTGCTTATCGATATTGATAGGAAAGATAATAGTGACCAATTCACCTTAGATAAGGTAAAGGGATTACTGTTTGAATTAGAAGATAACTTCGAAGTAAATCCTATGAAATCTGCTCAAGTATATTTTAGTGGAAGTGGTTATCATATATCATTACCTGGAGGACTGTTTAACTTTACAGATTCGCCAGACTTACCATTCTTTGTGAAGGCCACTATGGATTCATTGTTTGATGGTATAGATTTAATGATATATATGAGACCTGGAATTTATAGAGTTCAACATACTGTTAATTTAAAGACAGGGTTGTATAAAATTCCACTTACTTATAAGGAAGTTCATACATTAACTCCTGAAGCTATTCAAACTTTAGCAAAAGGGCAAAGGCTAGATTATCCTTATACTGAGCTTTTATCAGATGGGGAGCTAGAGGATAGAGTAATTAAAAATGCTCCTAGAATCAAGCAATTTAAGGCTGTGGCAGAGCCTATAAATATGGTGCCTTGTGTTCAGAAGATGTTAACTGCTGGGCCCAATGAGGGGAATCGAAATAACACTATTATGCGTATAGCAAGTCATTTTAGACGCCATGGTATTCCTAGTGAATATGCCAAGGTTTCTTTATTGCACTGGAATAACAATTCTTTAAATGAAGAAATAGTTATTAATAAAACAGAGCAAACGTATGATAGGGGGTATAAATACTCCTGTAATGACCCTTTAATGAAAGAAAATTGCAGAACAAACTGCATATTCTTTAAACGTAAAGATTACGATGTGGAAGTCAAAGATGCTTTAACGTTACAAGAAGAATACACAAATAGGTTGGCAACTGACTTTGCTGGACGAACACTTAATTTAGGTGGGATGCTTGGCTTAGATAATAATACAGATGCAACTATATATCCTGGTGAACTAGTGACTATCTTTGGACCTACGGGCTCAAATAAAACAACATTAGCTCAGAATATAGCTTTAGGTGTAGATATGGTAAATGATTGTATCCGAACTGAATGGCAAATACCCACACTCTTCTTATCATTAGAATTAAGTGGTTGGTATATGCATCGCAGACATTTACAAATAGTATCTGGATTAAGTAAGGATGAGATTAATGTGTCTCCTGATGAAGTATTTAAATGTCATGAAGCCGCTCTTAGTCATATGAATATCCAAACTATATCTCCAACCTTAGACCAAATAAGAAAAAAAGTTCAAGAGTTACAACCGGCTGTTGTGGTAGTAGATTATATTGATTTAGTTGAAACACCTCCTCATATAAGAGGAGAATATGAACAAATTAAGTATATCTCACATACATTGTCAAATATGGCAGTGAATATGGATATTATAATTATACAAATATCACAAGTAGCACGAGAGTACTCAAGAAATGATGTTTTAGACCTCTATGCTGGCAAGGGTTCTGGAGCAATTGAAAATGCCAGTAGAAAAGTTATTGGCCTACAAGGACAAGCAAATAGTGACATCAAGAATGTTGAAATGTTCAAGAATACTGATGGTGAACTATTTAAAGCTCAGGTCCAATGGAGGCCAAGCTTTAGATTGCGAAGGACTTATAATGACGACAATGAAGAAACGAGTGTCAAGAAGCCAAAAACTGCTAACGCATTTGCTCAGCGGTAAAACTATAAATGGTAGACAAGCCTTAACAAGGTTTGGCCTATATAGACTTTCATCTTATATCCATAACTGGAGAAAGAAAGGGTTTAATATAGATACTAAAATGGTTAAGCGACAAGGCTCAACTTACGCTGTTTATAGCCTCACAGGTACTCCTGTAGCATAAGGAGCTAAAGATGGCTAAAAAGCCTATCCTGATTCATAAAAAAGGTACTCGGGGGCGCAAGTCCCCTAGTACTCTCTACTGGGAAGAGAAGTTTCTTGGCAAACTCAGGGAAATCCATGGAACACATTTTAGGGGAGCATTTCATAAAATTATGAAAAAAGCTTCTAGCACAAAGTCTTCTTTGAAAAGAAGAAGTGCAGAATTTGAGGTATTATTTGACCTTGAATTAAATGATATAAAACGGATGATATTAAAAGCATATGGTAATGGATGTAGATATTGTGGAAATGAATTAGTGCATAGGAATATGGCATTTGACCACAAAGAAGCTATATCTAGCGGAGGGCCATCAACAAAAGCAAACTTACATATTATATGTAGGCGATGTAATACAAGAAAAGGCCCAATGTCACATGAAGATTATTCAAAATTTCTTAATTTAATATCAAGTTTAGACTCTGAAAGCATAGCTTATATATTTAGAAAGCTTGCCAGTAGAGAAGTGTTTAGTTAAATTCCCAATAAGAGCCACAAGCAATTATTATTTAACCAGGTATTTATTTACTCTAAGTTAAGTGATTTTCAGTTGCTGACCACGAATTAGCAGTCTTGTGGCTATGGGAACATAAAAAGGAGAAAAGTATGTGGACATGTATAGAATGTTCAAACAGCTATGATGAAAATACAGGAGATGTAGATGAAAGAGTCTGCAATGAATGTATGGATATGATAGATGAGGATGAAGTGAATGAAACTTAAAACTAGAATTATCAAGGTGAACGGTAAAGATTGCATTAAATGTAGCATTTGTAGTAAAAAGCGAATGCTAAAGTTTTATTATTATTCAACTAAAAGCGTATGTGGATACACAGGACAATGTAAAAGTTGTTATTTAATTCGCGACAAACAATATAAAAACCAAATGGAAGGAGTACTATAATGTTTGATATGATTACATCTGCATGGGATAATTTATCAATTATGGAGCGTGTCTTAGCTATTGGCGCATTCGTAGTAGCAGCAGTATTACTGACTGAACTTATCTTTTAATGAAAGATAGAAGTGTTAAAGGGACTTGGCATCGGAATAACTCTGATGCCGAGTTCAAGAGAAGGTGGGACAAAATATTCAAACCTAAAAAGAAGGAAGCTGATGAGAGACAAGATGGGAGATTACCATGATGATTTAGATTCTATTTTTAATCGATTATTAATAATAGAAGAACAAATCCGTATTGTAATGCAAAGGATTAACTGGTTAGAAAATCCTGAAACTGCCCCTAAATCAAAACAACCGAAACCCAAACCCAAAGAGGAGGAAAATCTATGATAGATGGCCCAATACTAAGCAATGGTGAAATAACGGTACAGTTACTATTTACATTAGAGTCTAGACAAAGAATGCTTGGCTCAGAACCTGAAAATATTGAAAACGGTGTAGAAACACATGGTAGTTATGTTATAGCAGATAAAGAAGGTTATGCAATTGATTTAGACTTATTAGAAGATGGACAAGAAGTCCTAGTTATACTAAATGAAGATACTGATAGATTAGAATTACGTACAAAAAATAAACAAAAATATATATGCGACTTCATCTTATCCAGAGATGCTAAAGAACGTGATGAAGAAGATGATTGGGAGACTAACTTATGAGTGGCGAACTAGTATGTGTTGAATGCGGTATTTGGGTAGATAATCCATTTAGTGAACTTATATGCCCTAGATGTCAAGAAATACTTGATGGTAATCTTGAAGATGGTGGAGAATTAGAAGATAAAGATGGAGAACCTGATTATGACTAAAAAGGACTTCGAAGCTATAGCTTTAGCCATTAGAACTAATCTTGATACTATAGATAATTCAGATTTCTTCTTTGACTTTTTAGCAGACCTATGCAAAGCCTTTAAAAAAGCTAATCCCAGGTTTGATAGTGTTAAATTTAGACAAGCTTGTTTAAATATGGAGTGGAAGAAAGAATACAATGAAAAACTCTAAACTCAATACAGAACGCCGCAAAAACGGATGGTGGAGTGATGTCTATAATGCATCCTTTAAAATGATGGATATTAAAAGATATAAACGGGGGCTAACTTTAGAAACAGAATCTTCTGGAAAAGCCTCACAAATGTCAGCATCATTATGTCCTGTTTGTAATAAAGCATGGGAGTCTGATACTGTTAGTAATCCACGTAAAGTCCTCATTCATTATCATGATGAGTTCCCCACATTTAAAATACCTAGGAACACATGTTTAAAATGTCAGGAAGGAGGAGAGAATGGGACAAGGGAAGAAGATTAGCCTGATTAAACGATTAGCATTAAAAGTGTTAACAAAAACACCACTACAAAAAAATCGTATAGCGAGATGGTTAAAGATACACAGAACGACTCTACACAGATATGTTAAATAAACATTGCTTGATTATTAGTATAGCATTAAATTAACACCAATCTGTAAGGAGTATTATATGAAATTTAAATCAATGGGGAATGGAATAATTCATGAAGGTGACTCAAGGAAGGACTTGAAGTTCACTACTCAATTGCATTTACATGGACGGTTATATGACTTAGAGGTATGGAATAACGGATTATATAGAATCAAAGAAGTAAAATACGGAAAGGATTTGTATGGCGAGTCTAACTAAATGTTGTCAGTGTGAAGATGTTACAGAACAACTACTAGGAATATGTGTGGAATGTATAGAATCAATTATGAAGAGCTTAGATGCTCCTATTAAGCCACAAACCAGTTCACAGGTCTCTCCCACTACAACGCAGAAATGTAGCTGTAGATACAATGATACGGACGCCACAAGGAAGGTTGCCTTTTTAATCCAAGATTGCGATGCTGCAACCGCAAAAATGAATAAGAGGAATATAAATGAAACCGAGCGTCGTAAAGCTACTAAGTCCTAGAATCCATTTTACTTGTGAAATGTGCGGAACTACAGCTAATAGTAAGATGTACCAATATCAAGCTATTAGCATGGTTCCCGGTTATAAACCAAGATTGTTTAATAAAATGTGTCGTAAGTGCACTTATCGTGAAGTATACGGCAGTAAAAATTATAATAAACGGATGAAAGAAGGAGTACTAGATGGCGAAAGCTAAAATGCCTAAGGCTAATAAGAGTAATAAAAAACCTACAAATAAAGAGATAGTTCAAGTATGCAATTCATTAATACAAAATGTAGAGTATATGAACCATCAAATTATGACTTTAACTTCGGTCCTTGACATATATGTTGAGTTTAAAGAAGGTGACCCAGAGATATTTAAAGCATTTGCAACCAAAGAATTAAAACGTAGAATGGATGAACATACAGCGAAAGTAAAGAAAGAAACGGAGGAAGCAAAAGCTAATGACACACAAACAGATGTGCCAATTGATGCAGAAAGCGCTTGATGAAGTTGCAGAGATGCGTGACGCAGGTCAAAAAGAATACGCTCATACTGAAGACAACGTGTTCGCAAACTTTGAAAGAGTTTCGGAACTTACTGATGTCTCTAGGGAAAAAGTACTTTTAGTGTATTTATTAAAACATATTGATGGTATTTCAGCTTATATTAAAGGGCATCAATCACAACGTGAAAGCGTTAATGGTAGAATTACAGATGCAATAGTTTATCTTTTACTTTTAAAGGGGATGGTACATGAAGCCAGTTAATGCCCCAAGTAAATTGTTTAGTAATTGCGATGTCTGCAAGGAACTAATAGGCGGTAGTAG